GGTAATCCCGGTGGTAAACCAACTAACGTAAAAACATTTGCATAATGAACTTAGAAAAAGATTTACAAAGATTAAAAAAAGAAAAAGCATTAAAAGAATCTGCTATTGCTCAACTTAGAAAAAGAAGTAAAGACTCTTTAGCTAGACCTAGAGCAGAGAAAAATATATTATCTAACAATCCAAACATGCAGAAAATCTAATGAATAAATATAATAAAAAAGAAGATGTAAAATCTTTTATTCTTGAAAAGAAAAAGAAAGAATTACCTAGAGGGTTAAGAATGGATACCAGTACAGGTGAAGGAGCAAATATTACTAGAATTGAAAAAGCAAAAGGTGGTTCAATTAGAAAAACTACTAAAGGTAAAGGTGCTAACTATAGACCAACAAAATCTGGAGCTGGAATGACAGCAAAAGGTGTAAGAGCTTACAGGGCAGCAAACCCTGGAAGTAAATTAAAAACAGCCGTGACTGGTAAAGTGAAGCCAGGATCAAAAGCTGCTAATCGTAGGAAGTCATACTGCGCTAGATCACTAGGACAATTAAAAAGGTCATCAGCAAAAACTCGTAACGATCCAAACTCACGAATCCGTCAGGCAAGAAGGAGATGGAAATGTTAAAAAAGAAAAAAGAGCTAACCAAAAGACAAAAAGAAACTCTAAAAAAACACAGCAAACATCATTCTTCAAAGCATATGACAAGTATGAAAAATGACATGAAAAAAGGAATGTCATTTTCAAAAAGTCACAAAAAAGCTATGAAGAAAGTTGGTGCTTAGTGCAATTAGAAACAGTAATAAATAAAACTTTAAGATTCCTAAATTCAAGAATAGAATCATTATCAATATCAGTAACGTCCGGTGGTATTGACAATATGGAAAATTACAAGTATATAATAGGACAAATAAACGCCTACGAGGCAACTAAACAGGAAATCTCTAACCTGCTAGAAGATAAGGAGCAAAATGAAGGAACAGTCATCGATATTAACACCAAACAATAAAATTATTGGTGTAAAAAAATCAGAGAAAAAAGAAGAGAAAGAACCTAAATTACCAAAACCTACTGGGTGGAGGATGATAGTTTTACCTTTTAAAATGAAAGAGAAAACTAAAGGTGGATTAGTATTAGCTGAAACAACTTTGGAAAGGCAACAAGTTGCATCTCAAGTTGGTTTGGTTTTAGCTATGGGCCCACAATGTTATAAGGATAAAGAACGATATCCTGAAGGTCCGTGGTGCAAGGAGAAAGATTGGGTTATGTTTGCACGTTATGCAGGTAGCCGAATCAAAATAGATGGTGGGGAAATGCGTCTGCTAAACGACGATGAAGTGTTAGCAACAATTGATAGTCCAGAGGACATCTTGCATGAGTTTTAATCATAGGAAGGAGTAACTATGCCAGACACAGAAGAAAACAAAATGGTACCTATAGATACATCAGGACCTGATGCAGAAATAGATATCGAAGAACAAAAAGAAGAAGCCGTTGTAGAAACGGAAACACCGAAAGAAGACACAAGAACATACGAAAAGAAAAAGGATCACGGAACAGATATAAGTTATGAAAATGAAAGAGAAACAAAGTTAGACGAAAAAAAATCAGATGAAACATTAGAAGACTACAGTAAGGGAGTACAATCTCGTATTGCGAAATTAACTCGTAAGATGAGAGAAGCAGAAAGAAGAGAACAAGCTGCTTTAGATTATGCCAAAGCTGTAGAAGAAAAAAGACAGATATTAGAAAAACGTTTTGAAAAAACGGATTCTGAATATGTCAAAAAGTTTGAGACTAGTATCTCAACAGGTTTAGAAGCTGCACAAAAAGAATTAGCAGCAGCGATTGAATCTGGAGATGCGAAAGCTCAAGTTGAAGCTAATAAAAGAATTGCAACTCTCGCTTTTGAGAATGCAAAATTAGAACAAACTAAAGCAGGAAGAGAAGAGCAACAGGCTGAGAAACCTGTTCTAACTCAACCACAACCTCGAACTCAACAAATGGAAGAACCTAATACTCCAGATCCTAGAGCTGAAGCATGGGCTAGTGAAAACTCATGGTTTGGTACTGATAAAGCAATGACTTATACTGCTTTTGAAATACACAAGGATTTAACGGAAAAAGAAGGTTATGATCCAAACTCAAACGAGTATTATGCGGAGGTTGATAAACGTATTAGAGTTGACTTTCCTCATAAATTTGGTAATACTGAGAATAAGCAAACGACCGCTCCTGTTCAGACAGTTGCTTCTGCTTCAAGAAGCGTAAAGCCAGGTCGCAAAACTGTGAGACTCACTTCATCACAGGTAGCAATAGCTAAAAAATTAGGAGTGCCACTCGAAGAGTACGCAAAACAACTAAAAAACACGAAGGAAGGAGCGTAAAATGGAAAACGAAAACAAAAATACTTCTCGTGCGAATCAAACACGGTCAAAGTCTGAACGACCTAAAGTGTGGGTTCCACCATCTTCTCTAGATGCACCCCCTGCACCTGATGGATTCAGGTATAGATGGATAAGAGCAGAAAGCGTTGGCTTTCAGGACACTAAAAATATAACCGGAAGAATAAGAGAAGGTTATGAATTAGTTAGAGCTGAAGAAGTCGAAAATGCATCTGATTATCCAGTCCTCGATGAGGGCAAATACAAGGGAGTGATTGGGGTCGGTGGCCTTCTACTTGCGAAGGTACCAAATGAGATTGCGCAACAACGTCAAGAGTATATGACTAATCGTCATAAACAAAGAGACGAAGCCGTAGCAAACGATCTTATGAAGGAGCAGGATAGTAGAATGCCAATCAATGTTGAAAGGCAATCTCGTGTAACCTTCGGTGGTACGAAAAAATAATTTTTCAAATCACTGAATTTAATAAACCGTACTGGAGGCCCTTAGGGGCAGGTACATAAGGAGAAACAACTATGGCAAATAGAAACACACAAGGTTTTGGTTTGATCCCTGCAGGAACTCTTGGCTCAACGCCAGCGACTTCTGGTCAAGGCAAATACAAAATCGATGCGGGTTATGCAACTACTATATTTCATGGTGGTGCTGTTGCTTCTGCTGCTGGTTACATTGTTGACGGACAAACAACTGATGCACCTATTTTAGGTGTGTTAAATGGAATATTCTATAACGCGGCTACAACTTTAAAGCCGACGTTTGCGAATCATTACGTCCAAGTAACACCAGCAAACTCAGAAGATATCGATGCATTTGTATTCGATAACCCTCAACAACAATATGTAGTAGCAACTGATGCTGCTGTAGCACAAGCTGGATATTTAGAAACGTATGACATGAATACTTCTGCTGGTAGTACAACTACTGGTCAGTCTTCAGCTACACTAGATATCGCAGACACAAGTGCTGATGCAGCTTCATGGAGATTACTTCGATCTGCTGAAGATCCTGAAAACGATGAAAATGCGGCTTTCAGATCTGTAGTAGTAGTTGCTAATCTAATTGAGCTACAATCGTAAAGCTAGAATAGGAGAACAATAATGGCAATATCACGATCACAACTAGTCAAAGAACTAGAGCCAGGTTTGAACGCACTGTTCGGCTTGGAATATAAAAGGTATGAAAATCAGCATGCTGAAATTTATGCCGAGGAATCATCTGACAGAGCTTTTGAAGAAGAAGTTATGTTATCTGGTTTCGCAAACGCACAAGTAAAAGGTGAAGGTTCAGGTGTATCATTTGATGAAGCACAAGAAACTTTCACAGCTCGTTACACTCACGAGACTGTAGCTTTAGCGTTCGCAATCACTGAAGAAGCGATTGAGGACAACTTGTATGATAGACTTGCGTCTAGATATACAAAAGCTTTAGCTAGATCTATGAGTAATGCTAAACAAGTAAAAGCAGTAGAACCACTAATTCAAGGTCTTCCATCAACAGATGGCTTTGATTCAGGTGACGGTGTATCTTTATTTAATACATCACACCCAACAGTGGCTGGTACTTTTGCTAACACTTTAGCAACTCAAGCTGACTTAAACGAAACTTCATTAGAACAGTCTATGATTGACATAGCTAAAATGACTGATGAAAGAGGTTTAAGAATTGCTGCTAGAGGAGTAAAAATGATTATTCCTTCTGAGCTACAATTCACAGCTGAAAGATTGATGAAGTCTCAAGGCAGAACTGGAACAGCTGACAACGATATCAATGCAATCGTATCTATGGGTATGGTTCCTCAAGGTTATAGAGTGAACAATTACCTAACAGACTCAGATGCATATTATATCTTAACAGACATTCCTAACGGAATGAAAATGTTCAACAGAGCTCCATTGACAACTGCAATGGAAGGTGACTTTGATACTGGAAACGTAAGATACAAAGCTAGAGAAAGATACTCATTTGGTGTATCTGACCCTAGAGGTATTTACGGCGTTGAAGGTGCGTAATAAGTAATTTTTGTGGCGGGACACAGTCTCGCCACAATTAACAAATAGAAAGAAAAAACCATGAAAAAATTTACAGTCAACATTTGGGCGTACGATCATCACGCTAAATTTACAGTAGAATCAGAAGATTCCCCAACTGACCTAGAACAATCAATCCTTGACAAACTTGGAGAAAACAGTATAGTTTGGGAAAACCTTGGAGTTAGTTATGACAACAAGGTAAATAGAATAACCTATGAGGAGGTTATAGATGATACAAGACCTATACAAACAAAAAAGGTCCTTGGAGTTGAAGTGGGAACAGGAGCATCTAGATAATAATAGATATACTCTTGAGATGGTTAGAATTGACGATAAAGTCAAACAGATCATCACAGACATTAAGCTTGAAGAAGCTAGAATGGCTCACATACAGAACAACATAGAAAGTTCTGCTCCAGAAGTTTCAGTGGCTTCTTAGTATAAAAGCTACATCGTTGGAATAAATCCACTCCACACTACAGGCTCTCTTGCACTCTACTAAAAACTAGTATATACTTTTATCACTATACATAAATTGAATATCGACGCGTATAGTCGACGGCCTAGAGACGATATTCAAATAACTAGGAGGATAATAACATGGCAAACACTACGTTTTCAGGACCGGTCATTTCTAAAAATGGCTTT